AACGTTAACTATTATACCTACCTCATCGCCTACTCCTGAATATTCAATTAGGATTGTTAATATATCAACAAATACAATTATTTTCACTTCTCAAAATTTAACTGCCGGAGCAACTTTTAATCAAAATGACTTTACTTTAACGGCGGGTGAATTTGTTATTGAGATAGTAGGGGCTACTGCTATTAGTTTTTCTTCTTTTAATTGGTTAATTAAAGATTTAAGTAATGTTGTCGGAGGAGGTTGGGTAAACGAATATGAAATTATAGCTCCACCATCAGGACCGGGATTTAATTTTGCAACAGAATTTGAATTTATAATTGGTGCACAAATGCCATCAATTAAATTAATAGATTTTATGAATGGTTTATTTAAATTATTCAATCTTACAGCCTACTTTGACAACCAACCTTTATTAGTAAATGGAAATACAAATACAAATTTTGGTAAAATAAGAATACAAACTTTAGATAGTTATTTTGCAAATAATTTTAATGTTTGGGATATATCAAATTATGTAGATACTAAAAAAAGTTCTGTAAATATCGGGCTACCATATAACTCAATTACTTTTAGCTATGAGGGTTTAAATACTTTTTATGCTCAACAATTTTTGCAAACAACTGGCGGCAACTGGGGGGGAATAAGATATGAGGGTATAGGAACAACAGAACAAGGAAGCAGTTTTACAGCTCCAAATATTCCTTATAATATTAAAACGCCTTTTGAACACTTACAAATGGTAAGATTATACGATAAAGGCGCAACTTCTCCGTTAAATTTAATGACTGGTTTTTTTGCAAACGATAATAAAGAAAGTATAGTTGGCAAACCTTTATTATTTTATGCAATTAAATTAATATCAAGCGGAGCAGATACAGCAACACCAATAAGAATTAAAAGAGTTGAAAACGCATCAACTGTTGACGATTTAACTTCTTATATAATACCATCAAATAGCTTAAGTCTAAACCCATCAACATCAAAAGTAAATATTCATTTTCAGCAAGAAAATAATGAATGGACAAATAATTCTGAATTTAGCGGAACATTATTTGAAAATTATTATAAAACATATATACAACAGGCCTTTAATTCTAAAAGAAGAATAATAAAACTGAAAGCATTTTTGCCCTTAAATATAATTTATAAAATACAAATGAATGATCAATTAAAACTTAATAACGTATTGTATCAAATTAATAATGCTAATATTAATCTAATAACAGGAGAAACAAAATTTGAATTATTAAATATAGTATGATACGAGAAATTATAAGTTTATTAAAAAACGTAAACAACGAAACAGAGAACATTAAAATTGCAAAAGGAAAAAACAAACTTGCAACCACTTGGAATGAGGCTTACAAACAAATTAAAGATTCTATAAAATGAAAATTAAAGCGATACAAATTAGTGCTGAGACTAAAGAAGCTCAAAAACAATTAGAAGAAATTAATTTAACACTTGATCAACAAGAAGATTTAGTAAAAGATATACAAAGAGAGATTGAAAAACTTGAGGATAAGAGAGATGCAACCAGTAAAAAAGATTTAAACAGGCTAAAACAATATAATAAAAAAATTGAGGATGCACAAAAAGCGCAAAAACGCTTAAATACTAGAATAAAAGAAACAAAAAAAGACAGAGGTGAAGCAAATATAGTTTTAAAAGATACAATAAAAGAGCAAAGAAATTATGGAGGAGTCTTAGGAACAATCGATAAGCAACTTGGAGGTGCCATTTCTGGATTTTCGGGAATGATTAAAAGTTTGACAGGAGCTACTAAAGGCTTTAATTTAATGAAAATTGCCATTATAGGAACTGGAATTGGAGCTTTAGTCATTGGAGTAATTGCTTTAATTCAATCATTTAAAAGATCAGAAGCAGGACAAGAAAAATTGCAAAGAGGAATGGCAATGATTGGAGCAGTTGTAAATCAGGTGCTCGATTTGTTTGGAAAATTAGGAGAATCTATAATATCTGCTGTAACAAATCCAATGAAAGCTATTAAGAGCTTAGGATCGAGTATTACAAAATTTATATCTAATCCGTTTAAAACAATTAAAGAAGCTGTTGTAGGGGCCGCAGAATCCGTTAAAGGGTTTGTAGAGGAAACAAAAAAAGAAGTTAATGTTTTAAATGAAGTAACAAAAAAGAGACAAAAGGCACATCATATTGAAAGAGATTTACAAATTGAACGAGCAAAAGCTAATAACGAAATAAACGATATTAGACTACAAGCAGAGGACAGAGAAAATAAAACATCAGCACAAAGAATTGTTTTATTAAGAAAAGCACAAAAGATTGAAGAAGATATTACTAAAAAAGAGATCGAGGCAAAACAGCTTTTAGTAGATGCTCAAATTTTAGAAATGGAGCAAGGCGATAATAATATTGCATCGAAGGATAAACTTGCTAAAATGCAAGCGGAATTAATAAACTTAGATACTAAAAAATTAAGAAGTCAAAGATTATTACAAACACAAATTACAACAGCCGTAAATGAAGAGAAAGCTATAAAAGAAAAAGCAAAGACGGAAGCAGATAAAAAAATTGAGGATGATAAAATAGCAGCAGAAAAAGTAATTGAAGATGCTAAGGTTATCGAGCAAAAAAGATTAGATGCAATAAAAGAAATACAAACAGCATTTGAAGAACAAGAAGCAGAAGCAGCAGCTATTACGGAAGAAGAAAAAGCAATTTTAGAATCTGAAAAAGCTATTGCAGAACTAGACAAATTAAATGCAACTGAGGAACAAAAGGCTAAAATTATTGCTTTTTGGAATGGAGAAATTCAAAAAGGAAAAGATAAAGATTCAGCTCTTGAAAAAGTAAGAGATAAAGCAGTTAGTCAAGCAAAGTTAGATATTGCTAAACAATCAATGGCATTAATTGGAGAGATAGCCGGTAAGGGATCTGCAATAGGCAAAGCAATGGCAATAGGTCAAGCTACTATCTCAGGAATTGAGGGCGTACAAAATGCTTTTACTACTGCTAATAAAAATCCTATAACTATTGGCTTTCCAGCATATCCTTATATACAAGCAGGTTTAGCAGGGGTATTTAGTGCTCTACAAATTAAAAAAATAGCATCAACAAAAGCAGATGGTAAAGGAGCATCTCCAAGCCCTACTGTAAGCTCTGGTGGAGGAGGAGGAGGAGCAACCCCATCTGTTCCGCCTGAATTTAATACAGTTGGAGCAAGTGATACAAATCAGTTAGCAGACGCTATTGGATCGCAATCTCAACAGCCTGTTCAAGCATTTGTTGTAAGCAACGATGTAACAACAGCACAAGGTTTAGAAAGAAATATTATAGATGGAGCAACTATATAAATACAAATAAAAAAATTTAATACGTTATATTATTATGAGAATAATTGAATTAATTTTAGACGAAGAACAAGAAGAATCTGGCGTTGAAGCTATAAGTATAGTAGAATCTCCTGCAATAGAAGAAGAGTTCATTGCATTAAAAAAACAAGATATAAAATTAGCAGAGGTTTCAAAAGATAAAAAATTATTAATGGGTGCTTTATTAGTTCCCAACAAACCAATTTACAGAAAATCAGGAAAAGAAGAATATTATATTTATTTTTCAAAAGATACTATTTCAAAAGCATCACAATTATATTTAAAAAATGGCAATCAAAATAATTCTACTTTAGAACATCAACACCAATTAAATGGACTAACTCTAGTAGAATCGTGGATTGTTGAAAGCGATACTCAGGATAAAAGCCGTTTATATAATATGAATGTTCCTGTCGGAACTTGGATGGGAACAGTAAAAGTTAATAACGATGAAGTTTGGAATGAATATGTAAAAACTCAGAAAGTGCGCGGATTTTCAATAGAAGGATATTTTGCGGATCGTATGACTGAAAGACCTAAAGAGTCGATTAAAGAGGATATGAATTCACAAAGCAATAAATTAATTGAATCAATAAAAGAAATAATTAATGCGAGCTAAAAATAGAAGAAATATTGGTCCGGGATCATCAAATTATATACCCGCTAGAAGTTCACAAAACGGAGGACAAAGAGCTTGTTTATGCCCAGATGAAAACACTTATTCAAGAGAATGTTGCGATGGCTCAATTTGGGCACAAGGCATTGGATCAATAACAAAAACTATTTGAAAATACAAAATTAAATTTAAACCACGTTATATATAGACAATTATGAAATCAACAGAAATGATTAATCAAATTAAGACACTTCTTAACATTGAGGTAAAACTTGAAGAAATGAAGTTAGATAATGGAACTGTATTAGAATCAGATTCATTTGAAAAAGGAAAAGAGATATTTATTAAAACAGATGATGAGCGCGTTGCTCTACCTGTTGGGGAATATATTTTGGAAGATTCTAGGCTCTTAATAATTGAAGAAGAGGGAATTATAGCAGATGTAAGAGAAGTTTCAGATGAAGTGCCAGAAAAAGAGGGCGAAGAAACAAGCGAAGATATGAAAGATGAGGATGAATATGAGGAAGATGGTAAAGAAGCAGATGTAGCAGACTGGAAAGGTATGGAAAAAAGAATCCAAAACCTTGAGGATGCAATTTCAGATTTAAAAGGCGATAAGGAATCGAAAATGGAAGATGATGAGGTTGAAATGGAAGAAGATGATGTTTCAAGAAAACCAAAATCAAGAACTGTAAAAGAGGAATTTAACAAACAAGTTGAAGAAAAAGTTGCCGAAGAGCTATCAAAACCCTCTACAAACCCTATTAAACATAGTCCAGAGAAAAAAGAAAGCAAAAATAAAGGATTTTTATATTCACAAAATAGAAATGCAACTGCTTTAGATAGAGTTTTAGCAAGATTAAATAAATAACAAATAATAATAAAATAAAAAAATGAGCACATTCAATTACGTTTCAAATGATGATGTCCGAAATCAAGTAGGACAATCTTATTATACAGCAACTGGAGATATTTCAGAAAGCAATTTAGGAAATGACCACAACGTTGCAACTGATGGATTAACTATCGGTATTCCAAAAATTACATCAGGTAATTTAGGAATGTCAATATTTTTTAGAAATACAGGAGCTGATGGAAACAACAAATTGGTTATTTCGCCTGACGATTCAAACAAAATTTTAGGTGGAATGACACAAGCAGCAGCAGTATTTCACGCATCAGGAGTATTAGGAAAAGACTTAATCAACACAAAGGCAACATCTAAATTAGGTGATTGGGTGGAATTAAGAGCAGTTAGTTTGACTGAATACTATATTGTAGGTGGACAAGGAATTTGGGCATCTGAAGGATAATAATAATAATTAATAAATAAAAACAATAAAATGAGTAATTTAAACAAAGTAAAACTTGCAACTGCAGTGAACGTGACAACGAGTTACAGTGGAGAGTTCGCTGGTGATTATATTTCTGCTGCACTTTTTGCGGCAAGTACAATTAACGATGGTGGATTAACTGTAAAATCAAATATAGGTTTTAAGGAAGTAATTAAAAAACTTGCAACAAGTTCTTTAGTAAATCCAGCTTCTTGCGACTTTGATCCAACTTCTTCTATCACATTGACTGAGAGAATAATTCAGCCTACTGAATTGCAAGTAAATTTGCAATTATGTAAAAAAGATTTTGTCAACGATTGGGAGTCGCAGGCTATGGGATTCGGATTAGCACAAAGTCTTCCACCTAAGTTCGCAGATTTTTTAATTACTCACGTTGCAGCAGAAGTTGCTCAATCAACAGAATTAAATATCTGGCAAGGAGATACAGCAGCAGCTTCTAATAACTCTTTTGATGGGTTTGAAAAAATAATTGCAACAGCAGCAGCGGCAGGAGACATTCCGGCAGCTCAACAAGTAGCAGCAGTTGGAGGAGGGGTGACAGCAGCCAATGTAATTGCAGAATTACAAAAAATAGTTTCAGCAATACCGAATTCTTTATATGGGCGCGATGGATTAAGGATTTATGTTCCTAGTTCAGTTGCAAAATTTTATGTACAAGCACTTGGTGGATTTTCAGTAGCAGCTACCTCAAATGCGGGTGTAGATAATAAAGGAACTCAATGGTGGAATAATGGTAGTTTGACTATAGATGGTGTACAGATTTTTGTTTGTCCGGGAATGTCAAATAACAAAATGTATGCTGCCGAAGTTAGCAATCTATATTTTGGCACTGGTTTATTAAATAATAACCAAGAAATCAGAGCGCTTGATATGCAAGACCTTGATGGAAGCAACAATGTGAGAATGATAATGCGTTTTACCTCAGGCGTGCAATTTGGAATTGCTTCGGATATTGTTGAGTACGCTTAAAATTAACTAAAATTAGGGTAAGTTAATTTGCTTACCCTTGTTTATAAAAAAAAATAACTATGCCTTGTACAATTACCACAGGAAGAGCTTTGCCCTGTAAAACAGCTTTTGGAGGAATAAAAACAATTTATTTCGCTGATTTCGGAGGATTAACCGCAGTTACCTTTACGGATGGTAAAGTTTCTGCTTTTACAGGATCTGTTGCAGGTTGGACTAAATGGAGCGTTAAAGGAAGCTCAAGTTTAGAAACCACAGTAACATCTTCAAGAGAAAACGGAACAACTTTTTATACTCAAACATTAAATGCAACATTTACTTTTTTAGATGCTTTAACTCAAAACGAACTACAAATTGTAGCAGTTGGAAGACCTTATGTCGCCGTAGAAGATTATTACGGAAACGTTTTCCTTTGCGGTTTTGAAAATGGAATGGAACTAACATCGGGAACAACTGTAACAGGTGCAGCTCCTGGAGATCTGTCAGGATTTACAATCGTTATGGAAGGAATGGAAGAATCTGCTCCGCTATTTTTAGCTAGTGCGGCACTTTTAACTCCGATAGATTCAGATATTATAGTACCAAATTAATAAATTAAATATAATAAAAAATTTAGCACTCTTTTTGGGTGCTTTTTTTTTGGCATAATGTTAATACAAAATATCTTGTTTATTACGTTATATAGGTATGATTGTATTTAAAACCATTACAACAGATCAAACGTTTAAAGTAATTCCTCGAATTTTTGCTGATGAATTTTCATTATCAATAACAGACGATTCTACAAATATTCCTGTTGTATATGATATTACAACTGGAGTTATATCTGGAAATTATTTAACTTTTAATCAATCTTTTAATCCTATATTAGTAGAGGGTCATTTTTACGATGTTAGATTTTTTAGCGATTTTAACGTTTGGAATACTAATTATCAATTATGGGAGAATGATAATCTATTTTGGAATATAGACAGAACAAATGATGTTACTTTATACAGAGATAAAATATTTTGCACGGATCAGGAAATTGATCAAATAGAGGATGAATATTATCATTTAAATTTAGGTATATACAAGACATTTAATTCTTTTGACAATACAT